AACAACCCGGCAGCAGAAGTTTCCAAGCTGGAGTATTTCCGGCCTGATGGCACTGCTGACCTAAAGATTTTGGAGAAGGCTTTGCGCGATGCAAGTCTCTCGAAAAAGGATGCGGTCACTGCCGCATCTGTCTTCAAGCGAGTATTGGAACAGCGTGATGCCCCAATCAAGCTTGAAAACGCTCCTGCTCCGAGTGATTCGGGTGTGGATGTGACCGCAAACGAAGCTATCATTGCTGCACTAGAGCAGCGAGAATTGCTTCAACTCCTCTCAAAACGTATTTAAGGAATCCAAATGTCTAACGTGATTATTGAAAAACTGGACGCCATCGAAGCTGCGCAAGCCGCCAAGATCGCTGAAGTTACCACTGCCGCTCAGTCGGTTGTCGAAGCCGCCAAGATCGAGATGAGCGAAAAGCTTGCCGCTCTGGAAGCCAAGATTTCCACCCTGCAAGTTCCTGCGTTCATTCGCCCTATCGCAAAATCAGTGCGCCAGGATGTGAATCGCTCGGTTCGTGAGCAACTGTCTTCGTTTTATAAAAGCAATGCCCGCACCGAAAAAGAACTGGAAATGTTTGCTGACGAATCACAGTATGCAGCGTACATGAAGGAAGCCTCGGCACTTACCGCTGGCGGTGACGGTCAAGGCGGTCGCACTGGATATGATCCGGTATTTGTTGCTCTGCGTCTGGCAAATCCAATGCGCGGCCTGTCGCGTACTGTCGCTACTGATGGCTCAAGCTATCAGTTCCGTGTCAAGACCGGCAACGCTGGCGCTCAGTGGGGATATGGCATCCAGAACAACGGTACGCCAACCACTGAAAACACCAGTATTTGGCAATTGGTTTTGAAGGACATCAACGTCCAGTTTCCAATCCGTACTGCTGCGCTGGATGACATTGATGGTTTGGAAGCCAACGTGGTTGACGACATGCTGGCTGAGTTCGCTCAGGCAGAAGCTCAGTCGATGATCTCCAATAATGACCAGACCGGCACAGGTACTTCGGTTACTACTGGCGGCGCTGATGGCCTGCGTGGTTTGGATCAGTATCCTGGTTCAAATGCAACGTATGCTGGCGGCACGACTTCTACGCCTGCTTTTGGTACTAGCGGCACAGGTAGCACGACCGGCTTGCACAGTCTGGCAACCTATGACCAGTTGACATCCAACATCAATACGGTTGGTGCCAATATTGTTACCTACAAGGATATGATCAATTTCATCTACGCTTTGCCGCAGCAATATTGGACACCGTCAGCCCGCCTGATGATCAGCCCAATCCTGCTGGCTGGTATTCGTGGTATGACTGATTTGCAAGGCGCACCGATCTTTAACCGTACTGAAGGTTTGTCGGTCGACGGTATCGTCGGTCAACTGCTGGGCTTCGATGTGGTTGTTAACAAGTACTTGGATACTCCAAGTCAGGTTGCAGTTGCTGCTGCCGGTACTGTTTCCAAGTACCCGATGTTCTTTGGTGATTGGAGCCGCTTCCATACCATCATTGACCGTCTGAACATGGTGATGCGCCGTTATGACCAGACCCTGCCGGGTTACATCACGTTCTTCGGCGAGAAGCGTCTGTCAACTAGTGTCCGTGATCCGAATGCTGGTGTGCGTTATCGCTCGACAGCAACTGCTGCGGCCTAAGTAGTACTAGGGGGGGCCATTCGGTTCCCCCTAACCAACTGGAATTGAATTATGACTATTACCATCACTGAACGAATTCTCTCCGGCATCAAGCAAACTATCTCCACTGGCGAGAAAGTAACGATTGATCTGCGAGAAGCAGCGGGATTGACCGGAAGCGGTGATGGTCTAGGCGGTCGAACCTATTTTGATAATGCGTTTGCTGCACTGCGTTTTGCTAATCCTATTCGCGCCGTGTCGCGGGTAGTGAAGTACACTGGCTCTAGCGCAATGTTTGTTGCCAAGACCGGCAATGCTGCCAGCCAAACAAACCCTTGGACTTACACTTTCACACCCGACAGTGGAACCCCAGGTACAAACACTACGATTTGGCAATTGCCAACTCGCGTCATTACTGCCCAGTTGCCAATCCGCACTGCGGTGATGTCTGACGTTAATTACCTCAATGAAACCATCGTTCAAGACTTGATGATGGAGTTTGCAAGCATTGAGGGCGCCTCAATGGTGCAAAACAATGACCAAGCTGGCTCGACCACAACGACCACAGGCGGCACCAATGGCCTGCGTGGGCTAGACTATTACACCAGCGCAGCAGCATCAGCCTATGGCACCAGCGGTACTGCTATTACAAATGGCATCCATAGCATAGCAACCAACAGCAAAGCTGGCGCTCTTATTTATGATGACATTGTTAATCTGACAGACATTTTCCCAGCGCAATATTGGGCACTTCCTGGCAATGCTTGGATGATGCACCCAGACACGATCCATGATTTGCGAAACCTTGGGCCAGCAGGCGCCATCAAGCAATTTGCTGAAGTTGGTAGCTCAGAAGGCGGCGCAGTAGCGTACATGTTTGGGTTCCCGGTAATTCCAAATGCAAATATGGATGTAATAGGCGCAGGCAACTTCCCCATTTATCTTGCCAACTGGCCCTTGTTTATGACCATTGCTGATGTAGAAGAAATGACCATCCAAGCAATGGAACAGACAAGCCCAGGCTACATTACCCTTTATTGCGAAAAGCGTCTGGTTTCTACCGTTCGCGATCCTTTTGCTGGTGTGCGTTTGGCGAGTACCTAATCATGGCGGCTGAAGGTCTCTCTGGTTATCCTTATGCCGCGACTACGCGCAATCCGTTCAACTATGTAAAGTTTGAGCAGATTTCGCGGGATGTCACGACAGCGTGGCTATCTCTAGCGCTCATCACAAATCATCTGAATTTGTTTGATGACACTAGCCAGGACACTTATATCTCGTCGCTGGAATTGGCGACCCGCTTTGCTATTGAAGACTATCTTGGCCTGTCTATCTTCCCGGTCACCTACCGGGTCTGGTACGGCCCAGAAGGCCTTGTGGCCTCGCCAACCAGCCTAGACCTACCGGAGGTCAGCCAGAACTCCAATAGCTCCCTGCCGGGCGTTACGATCAGCAAGGTGGCGTACTACAACTCGTCCAACGTCCTGACTGTTGTTAGCCCAAGCATCTATTACTATGATGCTTCCGGCAACAAGGTGATTGTGAGCAGTCTGCCCACCGACATCAACTCGGACATGACCGCGCCGATTATTGTTGAGTACAGCACGGTGGCTAACCCCATCCAGACCTACCCGGTAGTTCAGCAGGCTGCATTGTTGCTGTTGACGCATCTGTACAACAACCGCAGCAACACTACGAATATCTCTCAAAAAGACATTCCGTTTGGCGTGTCTACCTTACTGCGGCCTTACAAGCCGCTGGTCATGTAGTATGGGTATCGCTCGGTTTGAGAACATCTCGGTCAATAACCTGACGTTCGGGGCGAGTGCGTTTGGTGAGCAGTCTACGACTGAGACCCTGTGGTTTGTAACTCGGGCCAGGGTAACGGCAGTAAAAAACTCATTGAACTTCTCTGAGCATTACCGGCTTTACCAAGACCTGACAAATTTCACGCTGAACTACACGCCCAATACAAGGCTGATGGTAGACAATCAAAATCTGTACTCCATCACATGGCGCAATAAGGCGTGGCGCATTGACAACATTAAAGAATCTGACGACCGTATGACCGTCCTGTTGCTTTGCTATCGTTCTGACCCGGTGACTGCGGTATGACTACGCAGCTTAATCCTGTCAACTATGCTCGAGCGATTCAGGCGCAGTTGGCATCTATTGTTACGCCGGTGCCGGTCTATGCGGCCTTCAACCGCAACTTTGCGACTCAGCCTAACTTTATTACATGGATGTTGCGTAACGTCCATCAGCCTGTTTATACCGGGTCTACTCAATCCGTTAAGGGTATTGATACCCCAACTTTCCAGATCAGCATTTTTACCCAAGTCATTGAAGACGGGTTTACAATATCGAATACGATCCTACAATCGCTTCACGGCTATAGTGGATTGTTCGGTGGCGCAACCTATGGGTTCCAAATCTCAAAAGCTGATGTGATGTGGCTATACAATTCGTATGACAACGAAGAGAAAATGGCTCAAGTGTTTTTAGACTGCCGGTTGGATATCCCAGCCTAACCAAGGACGTATCATGGCTCTGCCCAATAAAATTCTCCCCGGCTTTAGTGCATCCTTGTATGCACAGCCATTGGCCGCTCCTACGGCATTGACGCTGGCTCAACTGTCTACCCTAGCCAGCGTTGCGGGTATCGCAATCTCGGGCAATCTGGTGCCAGTGGAGGCTATCCCAGCCTTCGGCCAAGACGATGCCGTAGCAAGCTTCTCGGTTGCCGGGTCGCGTCAATCGGACAAGATTCCCGCCCAATCGGCTCCTACTAGCCTGACCATCAGTGCTGCATGGAATCCTAGCGATGCCGTTCTGCTGTTGGTTCGCGGTGATGCTTATAGTGGTATCGTTGACCGTACCTATGTGGTTGCTGCCGTTGACGGCACCAATATCATCTATTACGCATTCAATGCCCGCGCATCGCAGTGGCAAGTGGATGCCCAGCCGGGTGCTGAATCTAAAGTGACTTTCACTTTGAATCCCCGTGGCAATCTGTACGGTTGGTCTAACAACGTCTAATTGGAGTAATGAATCATGGCAGCACCTAATGTAATTCTTCCTGGCTTTAGTGCCTCAATGTGGATGCAGAGTGGCGCTACGCCCTCGGCATTGTCTACTGCTAATTTGTCAGTCTGGTTGGCACAAGTTGCAACTATTGTTGGCACGGTCGCCAACGGTACTGGCGCTGCTGGCGTTCCATTGAATGTCGAGGCAGTCCCGGCATTCGGCCAGGATGACGCAGTGGCAAGCTTCGGCGTTGCCGGCTCACGCCAATCAGACAAAATTCCGGCTCAGTCGGCTCCTACTTCGCTGACTATTAGTTCAGCGTGGAATCCGTCAGACGCTGGCCTGCTGCTGATTCGTGGCGATGCAACCAGCGGCGTGATTGATCGGACTTTCGTTGTCGCAGCAGTTTCTGGTGCAACAACCATTGCCTATGCTTTCAACGGTCGCGTGTCGCAGTTCCAGATTGATGCCCAACCCGGCGCTGAAGCGAAATGCACATTTACCGTGCATCCTCGCGGCAATCAATATGGCTGGAGTAACACATAATGCTTGAAGCTATCCTTGAAGACATGATGTCCGGCTACAAGGATTTGGAACTGTTTGCTTGTCATCAGCAGGTTAGCCTCGATGAGGTTGAAGACCTGCTGGTGATGATGGAACCAGATACCGCTGAAGCTGTATGTCTCCGCATCTTGCTGAAATACGCAAAATGAAATTTACCGCCAGCATCGCATCAGTAGACCCAGTTGCACAATTTACTATGTGCATCCTGCATAGCGTCACCAGCGCACATCTGTTGCACCTGGGGACGCGAAGCTACTCAGAGCATAAGGCTCTGGAGGACTACTATACGTGTGCTGGCGATCTGATTGATTCATTTGTGGAGGCTTACCAGGGTCGCTACGGTCTGGTGTCCGGGTTCCCGGCAGGCTATGAACTTCCTGATGGAGCTTTGGCGTACATCACATATTTGAAGAGCGAAACGGAAACCTTGCGGCGCAAGCCCAATTTTCCGCAGGATACAGAACTACAAAACATCGTTGATGAGGTCGCAGGTTTGATCGATTCAACACTATACAAACTACGCTTTCTCTCCTAACCAATGTCCACAATACAAAACACAAACGATCTACTAGGCTTCCTATTCCAGCAATCCCAGACTCGCGGCG